GTTCTCTTCCATGCCTAAACTAAAACCATTTTCCATTTAGCAGTCAACTCCCTTTCCTGAAAAAAGTTGCATTTAATCGGGAAAACCTGCTTTTTGACGTGTAAATGCCAAATGTCGCTTACACTCGTTCCGAGGTTATCAAAAACTTTCCCAAGTGGGAACAGACACGGGATTGTCTGGAGGGTGAGCTTGCGATCAAGGCAGCGGGCGTTAAATACCTCCCGGAACCGCAACTTTCCGGCGAAGATAAAAAAGAACGCTACAAGTCTTACAAAAAGCGGGCGGTGTTTTACAACGTAACCGGGCGGACTGCCCAAGGGCTAGTCGGGCAGGTCTTTTCAAAGGACCCTACAATCGAACTTCCCCCCGGCACAGAGTTTTTTGAAGGGGACGTTGACGGCGCGGGGAATACCTTGGAGCAGCAATCAAAGGGGCTTGTCTCAGACATCCTCTCCACCGGCCGGGCCGGGCTCTTGGCGGATTTTCCGACTTTGGCCCCCGGACAGGTCGCCACCAAAGCGGATATAGAGGCGGGCCGGATTCGCCCCCGGATTATCCCTTACACAGCGGAACAGATCATAAACTGGCGTGAATCTAATGTGGGCGGGGAAACCCTCTTGACTCTTTTGGTCCTCTCGGAAAATGCCGTGGTCATGGATGACGGGTTTGAGTTTGGCACGGAACCCCGATGGCGCGTGATGCGTTTGGAGAATCCAGAAGACCGGGCCATATCATTTGTCCAAGCGGAATCTTGGCGCAAAAAGGACAGACCTGAAAACAAAGACGATATTTACGAAATCGCGGAAGGGCCATTCACAATCTTGGATCACCGGGGCCAACCATTGAAGAAAATCCCGTTTACTTTTGTTGGCTCAACCAACAATGACGCGGACGTTGACGAGGCTCCGCTTTACGACATTTCGACGCTCAATTTAGCACACTACCGCAACTCGGCGGATGTCGAAGAAAGCTCTTTCCTGGTCGGTCAACCTACTTTGGTTTTGGCCGGTCTGACGCAAGATTGGGTTGACAAGAACATGGCCGGCGGAATCGCGTTTGGCTCCCGGTCGGCAATTATGCTGAACGCCGGGGCGGATGCTTCATTGCTCCAATCCGAGTCGAACAATTTACCCAAAGAATTGATGCTCCAAAAGGAGGACCAAATGAAGGCACTAGGCGCCAAACTGATTGAGCCAAAAAAGGTCCAGTCCACGGCAACAGAAGCGGCTATTGCGGAAACATCCGAGGCGTCCGTCCTTTCATCGTTGGCCAAGAATGTTTCTCAAGCGTATGAAAAAGCGTTGGCATTTGCGGGGAATTTCCTTGGCGAATACGACCCCGAAAAATTTATTTACGAACTGAATACCGATTTCAGCATTGCCAAAATGAACGCCCAAGAGCGTCAACAACTGATCGCAGAATGGCAAAGCGAACTCATCACTTGGAGCGAAGCACGGGAAGGGTTACGCAAAGCCGGGGTTGCTTACGAGAAAGACGAAGACGCCCGGAGGCTGATTGACTCAGAAGCAGCGGCGCGGGGTGGATTCAAAGAGGACCCTCAAGGCGTTTAAGGAAATGAAGAATTTCCCCGACCGGCTTTTGCATGAGGACTTGACCCATGAGACGGGCAAGTTGCGGCTGCTCATTCTGGCCACGTTCCGTTACTTTGTGGGCGGTGAAGGTTCCGGCATTGTCCTGACAGTCCCGGCGGGTTTCGTGACTGACCTTGCGAGCGTCCCCCGGCTTCTTTGGTGGGTGTTGCCACCGTTCGGACGTTACACGCGGGCGGCAGTTGTCCACGATTTTCTTTATTCCGGCCAAGGTCTTTCCCGGGCAATTGCGGACGCAATCTTTCTTGAAGCGATGACGGATTTGGGCGTCAAGCGGTGGAAGCGTTGGGTGATGTATTTCGGCGTCCGCATTGGCGGTTGGTGGTCATTTAAGAAAGCGACCCGAACCGTCCGGGGTTAGCTTGAAAAAATCTAAAAATAGTTTTTGCTCCCGCTATGTCTTCCCCACTTTTAGACCTAGCAGTTCGGCGGCAAGTTTTGCTTGAGCGTCTCAAGTCTGGGCAAGTCCGGTCGTTTGAAAAAGCATTTCGCGAAATTGAACGGATCGTAAAGCTCGCATTTGGTGCGACCGGCGACGATCTGAACAACCAAGGGCGGAGATATTTAGCCGGGTTCCTCCGGGACCTCAAACGGGATTTGGCGAAACCCTTGGCAACCGAAATCAAACTCTACACTCTTGAACTCGAAAAGACAGCGGGTTTGTACGCCTCGGCGGAAGCCTTTGACTTGAAGAAAACCGTTGCAGGTGTTGGGACGCTGAAAGTCCCCGACGCGGCCAAAGCTTTCAAGCGGGCGTTAGATCTCCCGATGTCCCATTCGGGCGAACTGTTGACCGACTTTATCAAGAGCTTTTCAGGCCGCGAAACTGCCCGCGTGGTTGACCGGGTGCGTCAGGGAGTGGCGCAAGGGCGAACCAATCAAGAACTTGTCAGGTCAGTGGTTGGGACAAAAGGGCGCAACTTCCGAGACGGCATTTTGGCCACCTCCAGGCGCAACGCGCAATCCATGATCCGGACGGCAACCCAACACGTTGCAAGCTCCGCCCGGCTTGACGTTTGGGAGGCAAATCCAGACGTGGTCAAAAAATACCAATGGATCTCGACGTTAGATCGGCGCACATCTTCAGTTTGTTTCACAGGTTTAACCACCCCTCGTCCCATCGGGCAAATTTTGAACATGTTCCGTCGCACCTATCAAGGGCAAGTTTTCATCATCGCAACAGCCGCAGGCGAGCAATTCCGAGCCACGCCAAACCACCCGATATTGACGGCGGATGGTTGGAGAGCGGCCAAGGAAATCACACCAAGCGATAAGGTCTTGGACTTCACTTTTAGCGAGTTTGTCCCGGAAGGCGACTGCATAGAAATGCAACCCAGCTTTTCCGCAATCGCGGATGCGCTTTTCCATCCATCCGTTAGCGATATTGTTTCTGTAAGTCCCACGCCCGCAGATTTCCACGGCGACGGACAGAGTGGGCAAAACAAGGTCAATACTGCCAAACCCAAGCCTGAACTGGGGCGTGGTTTCAACCCCTTCCCGATTGAGGATACCAGACACAAAACGCTCATTTGGTTGCATGATGCCGGATTTTTCACGGCTCACAGCGGCTTTGGTTCGTTGGACATCACTGGGCTTCCACCCATCCAACCCCCTAAGATCGTGCCCATGTCGCTTCAGAGCGGCGAACAAACCAGAACGACTGACCCCCAAGCGGGACAGGATTTCCGAGGGTCTGGCCCCACTTTGGAAGAGCCCAACAGCTTTGAGAGTTCGGGGGTGTTCTTGGCCCCTCGGGACGTGCTCCAAGACGCTAAGGCGCTTCAGAAAGGTGGTGACTGTGGTTGTGGTTGCGCCGAATTGCCTCCCAATTTGGTTGGCCGGGGTGCCATCGCGCCAAAGTTTCAAAATGTCATTAGTGTGGGGAGTGAGTTTGTTTCTTGCCATGTTTATAACTTTGAGACTAGTTCAGGATACTACATGGTGGGTCGTGCGCTTGTCAAGAACTGTCAGAGTTTGGACCAAAGAGACTTTGAGGTCGGGAAGGGACCAACCCCGCCAATCCATGTTCGGTGCCGGAGCACAACAATCGCGGTTATCTCTGAAGAATTCGATTTCCTGAAAGGGGGCCGGACACGCTCGGCAGAGTTCGGCCCGGTCAAAGGTGACAAATCATATTTCGATTGGCTAAAGCGCCAAAATAAAAGCGTCCAATCAGAAGCACTTGGCCCGACCCGAGCCAAGCTATTTTCTGAGGGGGGACTTTCAGCGGAGAAATTTTCGGCTCTTCAGTTGGACAAAAATTTTGCACCTCTCACCTTGGACGAAATGCAAGCCCTTGAACCTTTGGCATTCAAGAAAGCGGGTCTATCGGGTTAATTTCCCGGGCTTTCTCAACGAGGTTTGCCAGCATCCCGGCCCCTATTTCGCCCGCGTCAGGGTTGAGTTTCGCGACCATCTGTGCCAACTCTTCCAAGGCTTGGAGTTTGTCATGCCTTTGCTCCTGGGGTGACTTCTCGCCCTCCTTGACTTTGACAGGCATAATCACGCCATGCCCAACGGCGACAGCTGTCTTCAGACCGTGAGGGGCCACTCGCAGCCCCGAAGAACCTTTCAGGGTCTCAATTTTCACCACCGCCGTGCCCAAACTTTTTGCAAGTTTGGCGAGCAATTCAGCGTTGATGCAAATCGAGGCTGCGACTTCTGAGTCCTCTGCGGGAATCACCATGCGCCAATTTGGGAATTGGGTGTCAGCGCGGGGGAAGGTTCTGCCGTCTGAAAGTGTCACTTTGGCACTGTCAGAGCAATCCAGTGTGAGGTTGTCCTCGCGCTTGGCCAACTTACGGGCTTCTTTCAGGGCAGCAATGGGGATTAGCCCGGCGGTGTCCTCTTTTCCCAGATCCACCGGGGTGACCGAAATAACATGTCCACTAGTGGACACCACATTCCCAACCCCCTTTGTGATATCGAGGTATGGAGCCTCAAGGGATGGTCGGTTTTGTTTTACCGAGCAGGCAAGTTCGGTGATGTGGTCTTTGGGTAGTTTCATGGCCCGCACTTAAAAACGGTTTACATTTAGCTGTCAAACCTTTCTTGCAATAGATACAAAAAAAGTTTTTCGTGCTGGTCTTAATACCGGACGGTGTCCGCAACTATAAAAACTCATGAAATATATTATTGATTCAGATTCTCACGCCAAACTCTCCGATGAGGCCAAGGGGGAATACACGGAAAAGGACGACAAATTTGTCCTGACCCTCGAAGGCCACGAGGAGACTTTTGTCCCAAAAGTGAAACGGGACATCGAAATCGAACACCGTAAAACGGCGGAAAAAAATCTTTCCGACGCCCAAGCCCGGGAAACCAAATTGATTGCGGACCTCGAAAAAGCCGGGGGTTCCAAAACCGAAATCGAAGCAATCCGCAAACAGCACGTTGTCGAAGTGGACAGAATCAAAGCGGAGTATGCCGAAAAGGAGAAAGTGACAAAAGCGGAAGTTCACAAGTCAATGATCCGTGAAGAATCCAACAAGTTTTCCGGCGAAAAATTCACGGTTCCATCTGCAATTTCCCGCCTCTACCAAGACCGCCTGACTGTTGAAGAGGTTGACGGCGTCCCGGTGATCCGGGTTTTGGAGGCTGACGGCAAACCCTCGGTGAAGTCTCTGGGGGATTTACAAAAAGAATTCCTTGAAAATAAGGAATTCGCGATCATTGTAAAAGCCACAGAAGCCAATGGCGGCGGTGCTAACAGAGGCAAACGGGACGGCGGTGCTGGTTCCAAAAGAACAATCTCCAAGGATGAGCTTGCAGGAATGTCCCAAGAGGAACGCACACAGGCGTTCGTGAAGGATGGCGCAAGAATGTCCGAGGAATAAACTCAAAACCTCAATTAGGATTTAGAAAACATCATGGCAAATTCTGTCACCCTCACAAACCTCGCCCCCGAAATCTACAAGGCAATGGACACGGTTTCCCGTGAAATTGTCGGTGCAATTCCGGGCGCAATGCTCAACACCGCCGATTCAAACGGTGTAAACGCCGCCTCTTTTGGCGACAAAGTGAAGTCCATGCGGACGCCCAAGACCACCCCGACCAGTTCGTTCACCCCGGCCATGACGCCGTCTGATGCGACGGATAAAAACGCCACGTTTGACGAGTTCGCGTTGGACCAAATCGCGAAAGACGATTTGCCCCTTTTGGGTGAGACGGTTCGCCGTCTCAACCAAGCGGGCGGACAAGCTGAAACATTCCGGACGGACACTTTTGCGCAAATCATGCGCGGTGTGGTCAACCAGATGGAGGGCTACCTTGCGGGTGTCCTCTACAAGGGTGCTTCCCGCGCTGTCGGAACCGCCGGGACCGCTCCTTTTGCGTCCAACCTGACCGTTCTGACCGCCGCCAAGAAAGCCCTTTTGGACAACGGCGCGCCCCAAGATAATCAGTATTCCTTTGTGATGGATACGACTGCCGGAATGAATTTCCGCAACTTGACCAATCTCCAAAAGGTCAACGAGGCCGGGACGGCGGATCTGCTCCGCAACGGATCGCTGATGAACACATTGGGGTTCTTCCTGCGTGAATCTGCGGGCATTGCATCCCACACCAAGGGCACGGGCACGCTCTACGATGCTAATGGTGCCGTTGCAGTTGGTGATACCACTATCACCCTTGACGGCGGAACCGTAGGGGCTACCGGCATCACAGCCGGTGATGTGGTCACGTTTGCCGGTGATGACAACAATTACGTTGTCGGAACTGGTCTGGCTGCTGGTGGTGGTGACATTGTTCTCAATCGCCCCGGCGCTCAGGAAATCGTTGCTGACACCACGGAATTGACCATTGGTGATAGCTTCGCGGCCAACGTCGCGTTCCACCGTTCGGCCGTTGAGTTCGCCGCCCGTTCCGCCGATATGGGCCAGGACGCAGCGGTTGAAGTGTTGGATGTCATTGACCCGGTCTCGGGAATCCCCTTCCAATTCCGCCGTTACGCGGGCGAGGGCATGAGCAAAATCATGGTCGTGATTTACTACGGGGCCAAGGTTTGGAAAAGTGAAAACGTGGTTTTGGCCATGGGATAAACCAAAGGGTTACCGCTCAAAAGTCTTGCACCCTGACCGTTTATTCGGTCAGGGTTTTTTGTTCCCGAGTTACAACCCACAAATACCATGAAAATCAAAGTTACTGAAGCCGGATTTGTTGCCGGTGCTTACCACGAAAAAGACGAAGTTTTGGAAGTGTCACAACGTCAGGCCGATACCGCCATTCGCCGGGGCCGCGCTGAAATCACAATGGTGAAACCAGAGCCAACCAAGGAAAATTTGAAAGCTACGCTTGACGCGGCTGGAATCAGCTACCGGGACAACGCATCACTTGAATCTCTGCAAAAGCTCGTTGGCGAAGCCGAAGCAGACCCAACCCTTTAACCCTTTAACCCATGGCCCTCACCCTTGAAGATGGAACAGGTATTGCGGCGGCGGATTCATTTGTAAGCGTTGCCGAAGCCAACGCGTTTGCAACGGCGCGGGGTCGGACCCTCCCGGGAACGGTCGGGGCGGTGGAAATCCTCTTACGTAAAGCAGCGGATTTTCTGCTCGGCATGGAAGACCGCTTCAAAGGGTCAAGATCATACTCCGCGCAACGTCTCCCATTTCCGCGGTATGGTGTCACCACTTCCGGGGGATACCCGCTCAATTCAAATGCAGTTCCGGATTGCCTGAAACAGGGACAAATCCAACTTGCCATCGATTCGCAAACAACCGCCCTGCGCTCCGTGGGAACCGGTCGGGAAGTGATTGAGGAAAATGTTGGTGCGCTGGGTAAAAAATATAATCCAACCGGCGGCAACTCGATCAACCCCGTGTTCAACGCGGCGCTTGACCTTCTGAGCCCAGTTTTAAAAGCTTCCCGTGGTTCAGTTTTTCGTGGCTGAACTTTTGGTTGAAAATGGGGAGCCCCGCTCCTTTATTGGGGCGGGGCTTTTTATTGGTCACAAGCCGCGCCGCGCAAACTCTAGCCGAATTTGGTCGTCGGAAAACTCGCTAAGTGGATTTTCTTTGGGGGTGGCAGGCCTCACGGTTTGGAAGTGCTGATAAGCCTCTACTTTGGATACATCTTCGAGCGATCCATCGGACTGCACAATTGCATATTCCGGTGCTGAGTTACGCATGTTGCGATTGTCACGCTGGCCTTTCATAACTACGTCGCCGGGGTCTACTTCGATGGTTAGCAGGCCAGAGGTGCCGTTGCGCGAATCCCCAACCCAGTTGCCCCAAGTGGGCTCGCCTTTGTTGTCCTCAAAGATGATAGATGCAATATAGGGTTTCCCGTAGCGGCGTTCATTATATGCGGATGTTTCAATTTCGATTTTCATTTTAGTTTTTGTTTTAGGTTTGTTTCTTAGGCTTTGCGCCTCCGATATGCATACCAAAACCGTTTTTCGTTTTGTTGTCAACCCATGATTGCACTTTTCTGAAAATAGTTTTTTCTTCCCCCTTATGGCTTTTGATTATTCCGCCGCCCAGCAAACCGCTTTAGACTTAATCACAGAGTTTGGTCAAGTGGTCCCCATGGTTAGGCGGGCTGGTGGGGCGTTCGACCCAGCAACCGGGGCAATCTCAACCGAGACAGAGACAACCCAAAACGTCACCTTGGTTTCCCTCCCGGCTTCCGGGCAGTCTGTCACAGCGTTTGATGATAGGTTGCGCGAGGATTTAATCAAAGGCCGGTTACGATTTTTCATCGTGTCCGCAATTTTGGCGGACGGTTCGGCAATCACTTTCGAACCCAAGGCCGGGGATTTAGTCTCTTTTGAAAGCAAGGAATGGGAGATTGCCGGGGCAACGCCACTCAACCCAGCAGGGGTCGCCGTTGTCTTTAATATCGCGGCACGGGAAGGCGGGCGGGTATGAGGTTTGAAGCTGGCATTACAAAGTGGGTAGGCAAAACCCTGAGGGGGACAGAAGAGATCCGTAAAAACATAATCCTTGAATTGTTTTCGTCCGTGATTCTCGACACGCCGGTTCTTGAAGGTCGGTTGCGGGGCAACTGGCAGATTTCGAGCGGCTCTGCTAAATCCGGAACCATTGAAGTTACAGACCCTACCGGGGCAACCACGGTCAAGAAAGTTGAGGCTTTCACAAAAGGGTTAAGCCCGGAAAAGTCAGCAGTTTTTTTGACAAACAATTTGCCCTACGCCCACCGCATAGAATATGACGGATGGAGTCATACCAAGGCCCCGGCGGGCATGGTTCGCAAAAACTTTATCCGTGTATCTCAAAACCTAAAAAACAAGTATGGCTGAAGCAGATACACAAGGCGCAATCTCGGCGGCGGTCTATGATTTCCTGACCGCTGGTTCCCCGTCTGTTGCGGCGGCGGATATTGCTTGGGAAAATATCCATTTTGACCCCGCTGGGAAAGCTGTTTGGGCAAGGGTGAGTTTTGTCCCGAACCAGCCGGGGGTTATCACCTTGGGGTCCCGGGGGTTAGACCGAGGAAACGGATTTTTCCAGATCGATTTGAACATTCCCACCGGGACCGGTGACGCCGTGTTGCGGGCTTGGTATGATGCGGCCCGGGCTTACTTTATCGCAGGCCGGGTGTTCACCCAATCCGCGCAATCTGTTGTCATTTTATCGTGCGGCGAAACGCCCGGACGGGTGGTTGACAATTGGTATCGTAAGTCTATCACAGTGTTTTATCGCTCCGACTTTCAGAGAAACTTAATCCCTTAAAAACATCATGGCAGACTCAGCACGGCACAATTTACTTATCATTGAGGAGTCCACACGTGGGATCACCCCGGCAGCTTCGCCCGCGTTGCTTGATCTCCGCCACACCTCTTGCAGCCTCAAGGTCGCCAAGGGGTCAAACAAGTCCGCCGAACTCCACCAAGACGGGGAAATCCGAGACCTCAGACACGGGACCAAACAGGTTAACGGGGAAGTGGGGGTTGAATTTTCTTATGGCTCTTTCGACGACATCTTAGAAGCGGCTTTCGGTGGCACTTGGGCGCCAAAAGCGACCATTACCGCAGCCACCCTTGCCGCCGTAGCCGTTGACAACACCTTCGCCGATTCAGGCAGCGGGTTTGTCACAGCGGGTTTTGAAGTGGGCGACCGCGTGACCGTAACTGGATTCACCGGGGACCTTGCCAACAACCTTGTTGCCGGTGTTTTGACCGCCGTGGCCGCCGGAACCCTCACGATTGGCGGGACTGACGGGGATGTAATTGTTGATGACGCCGCCGGTGAAAGTGTCACAATTGTGACGACCAAAACCGTCCTAAAAGTGGGCACGGCCCGCCGGTTCTTCACCATGATTCGCCATTTCTCGGATTTGGATTCAGGCGACAAACCCTACCACTTTTTCACTGGTTGCGAGTTTACCGGATTCAATATTTCGATCCCCGCTGAGGGCATGGTCACAGGTGCCTTTCCGGCCCTTGGCATCAACCAAACCCTAGCAGAAGATTTGACAGACCTGACCACCCCAACTATTGGGGAGCCAACCACGACCAAGCCTTTTGACTCCTTCACTGGGACGTTGACCGAGGGCGGCGGGGCGTTGGCCATCGTCACAGAAATCTCCCTCACCTTGGCTAAGTCACAAGCCCCCCGGTTTGTGGTTGGCTCCGCAACGGCGGACCTTAAACCCACCGTTGGCCAAGCTGACGTGACCGGCACACTGACCGCCTACTTTGAGAATTCGACGTTGCTGGAAAAGTTTCTCAACGAAACAGATTCTTCAATCGCGGTAACCATTACCGACCTTGCGGGCAATAGCTACATTCTGACCCTCCCCTTGGTCAAATACACTGACGCCCCCACGGACGTTTCCGGTGAAGGTTCGGTGACGGTCGCCCTACCATTTCAGGCCTTGCGCGATGCAACGGAAGGAACCACGCTTAAACTGACAAAAGTTCCCGCTTAAATTTCGCCGGCATTGATTAACACGGGAAACCCCGCCTCCTTTATTGGGGCGGGGTTTTTTGTTGCCATTGCGGCCGGAAAACAGTTTCCCTTTCAGCCATGACCAAACCAAAAGCCAAGGGCAAGACACACACAATTGAAGATTTTTTCACACTCCCCCAAAGTGAGGCCGGGGTTGTTGTCCCCCTCATTTTGCCGGATGGGGGTAAGACAGAGCATTGGTTTAAGGTCCTGGGGGTTGACTCCGAGACTTTCCGCAAGGGAACCGTCAGGATCCACCAAAAGTTTTTGAAGCAAGTGGGGAAGGAGTTGCCGCTTGAAGAACGGATGGTTGAGAAGCGGGAAAAAGACCTTTTGTTTATCTCTCTTTTGATTTCAGAATGGTCTTTTGACATGCCCTGTAATGAGGAAAACAAAGTCCGCATTTTACGCAACGCCCCGGCATTGACTGAAACGGTGGACGCGTTCTCGAACAACAGGTCGAATTTTTTCAAGAAGCCGTCGCCCAGCTCGTAAAGTTCGGGCGGCGGCAAGCATGGCTGTCAACTAAAGTTAATGGGGGCAATAGCTCAAACCGGGCGTCTCTGTCACAGGTGGAGAAAACAAAAAAGCTTCCCCCCGGCACACTCTTGGAGATTCCCGAGTTGGACCCCCACATTGAATATCTTTGGGGGTATTTCTTGGAGGTTTATTCCGGTGCGGAATTAACTTTCCAAGAGGTCGCCGCATGGTCTAGCCTCACGGGCAAGACGCTCAACCCTGACGAAGTAAAAACGCTTCGTCTTTTGGCTGTTGAAATTTTAGACGAGAAGAATAAAAACTCACGGAATGACTGATGTTTCAAAACTAGTTCTAAAGGTTGATTCCCGCCAAGTTCGCCGGGCGCGGGGAGACTTGGGCGGGTTGAGTAAGACCGGCACGGTCGCTCAAAAATCAATTGGTGGGGTTACTAAGTCCGCGATCAAAGCAGGGGTGGCGATGCTTGGTTTTGCTACAGCGGCGGCGGCGGCATTCAAGGGGGTTTCAGCTTTTATCAAAGTCAACGCGGGCTTTGAACAGTCGCTTGCAAATGTAAAAGCAGTCACCCGGGCAACGGGTGAGGAAATGCAAGACCTCGAAAACACGGCCCGAAAGCTTGGCGCGTCAACGATTTTTTCAGCTAGTCAAGCGGCTGATGGAATGAAATTTCTAGGTATGGCTGGTTTCAGTACCAACCAAATCATTCAAGCGATGCCGGGACTGTTGGACCTTGCAGCGGCTTCGGGAATGGGGTTGGCGGAAACGGCGGACATTGCTTCAAACATTCTGACCGGCTTTAATATGCGGGCCAGCGAATCCGGGCGGGTTGCCGATGTGCTGGCGGCGGCGGCTTCCTCATCCAATACAAGCGTTCAGCAGTTGGGCGAGGCAATGAAATTTGCCGCCCCGGTTGCGGCTTCTTTGGGATTGGACATTGAGGACGCAGCGGCGGCAATCGGTGTCTTGTCCAACGCGGGTATTCAGGGGAGCATGGCGGGAACTGCTTTGCGCTTGATGCTGGCAAAACTGGTTGACCCTTCAGACAAAGCAAAAGCGGCTTTGAAAAAATACCGGATTGAAATTGAAGAGGTAAATCCAGCCACCAACAAATTCACCGACATTCTTGGGACCTTGGCGGAAGCCGGGGTAGGCGTTGCGGATATGTTCAAAATCTTCGAGATTCGAGGTGCGGCGTCTGGTCTTGCCCTGGCAGGTAACGCGGACATGGTGGAAAAACTTGGCAATGCATTCAGGGACGCCAAAGGGCGGGCGGCTGAAATGGCCGCAGTGATGAATGACACCTTGATTGGGGATGTTAAAATTTTTGGAAGTGCTGCCCAAGAACTTGCCCTTTCGCTAAATGACGAAACCGGGGTGACCGAATCGCTCCGTGAGGCCACCCAAGCGGCGACGGAATTTGTTAAGTCTATAGATGCGGAAGTAATATCCGCCCAACTTGACGCAATCCTTTTTAAGTTTTCCGCTCTCACCACCGGCTTTGATAATGCGCTCGCAAACATAGAGCACTCTTGGGAGCTGACGATGGGCTTTATGACCACCACCGGCGAAGTGGGGGCTAATAGTATTACCAACGCATTTTTGGACATGCCCGAAAATATCCGTGCACTAGTTCAACTGACCGGGGCTGAAATTGGTTTTTTGGTCGAATTTGGCAGGGCGGCGGGCAAGGGAATTGTCACTGTAATTTCCGCCGAACTTTTGAGGCTCGTTGCAAAGGCTAAAGTTTTTGGTGAGAAAATCGGGGACTTCCTCAACCCATTTAGCACGGGTAATTTTGACTTAAACGCTGAACTCGCTGCTGTCGATGCGTTTTACACGGAAATCCAAGTCACGGCTTTTGACCTATCAGCGGCGCAAATCGCGGCGGCTGGAGAAGCCCGAATTTCCGTAATAACTGACATCCTTGACGAGCGTGACGTTGCGCTTGCATCTTATGCGGAACGGATAGCGGCGGCAAAAGCTTTGCGGGCCGCAAACAGGGCAGCGCGTGACTTACCCCCAGAAGATGGTGGAGAGGAGGACGGCCCGACTGGAAAGCCAAAGACTACTGGCCTTGGTGGTATCCCCGAAACTGATACCGCCTTGGAACGTATCCGACTAGGTCTGAGAACAGAAGAGGAAGCCGTCCAAGAATCCTATGACAATCGGAAGGCAATCATTGAAGCCTCAACTACTGACACCGGGGACTTGATGGCGCGTCTGAACGCCGAGCGGGATGACCAAGAGAAGGCAGCGAACATAGCGAAATGGGAAGGGGCCCTGTCCGAGTTTGGTGATTTTCAAAACAACATGTTGATAATTTCCAAGACTGGAAACACAGCACTTGGCAAGGTTTTTAAGGCGGCGGCAATAGCACGGGCAGTCATAACTATGCACGAAGGTGCGACAAAATCTTATACAGCAATGGCCGACATCCCCGTTGTTGGGCCAGCTTTGGCATTTGCAGCCAAGGCGTCGGCAATCGTGGCAGGTCTTGCCAGCATCCAAGCGATCTCGGCGCAACCAATTGGTGGATTTGCGCAAGGTGGCATCATCCCGGGGAGCAGCCCAACCGGGGACAACTTGACCGCAAACGTCAATTCCGGGGAAATGATTTTGAACATGTCCCAGCAGAGACAACTTTTTGAGCAATCAAACGGACGGGGAAACGACGGTGGTGGTTCGGTTGTCAAAATTTTCAACCTGCCCGGCCAAGAAGCGGAAACGCGGAAAGATGACTCTGGAAACATTGAGGTCTTTATCAAGCGGGCTGTCCAAGCGGTGGCAAGTGGTCTGGCAAGTGGGGATGGCCCCGTTGACCGTGCTCTGTCACCGGCTCTTGCACGGCGGGGGGTATTGCGATAATGCCTATTGTCTGGCCAGAAACATCTTTTGGGAAACCTGACGCTGGGTTAAACGCATCCCCAGACCCTTCAAGCGTTCCGGTGAAAATGGATTCCGGGGAATACCGGCAACGCCATGATCGGCGGGGGCGCCGGGAAGTCTTTCAAATTGTGGTTCGTTTGCAGTCTGCCCGCATGGCCATGTTTTCCGCGTGGTTCAAACACAAAATCGGACATGGCAAGGAATTTTTTGAAATGGATTTGCCGGATGGGCAAGGCGGGTTCACAACTCGGACAGTCCGGCTCACGAAATCCGCTTATAAAGCGGTGATTGTGCAGCTCCCTTTGTTGTGGTCAGTGTCTTTTGAAGTTGAATCCTTTTCATAATGGCATCCCAAACTTGGCCCGCAACCCTTCCTTCCCCTTCCCCAGCCTATGGCTTTGATGTAACCGGGCGGGCGATCTACGGGACGGGCAACCGTGTCCTCAATAAAAGCCGAACCCGCGACGGTGATATTGTTTATTTGTTCGGCGTAAACTGGGAAATGCTGGATGCTGAATTCGCCATTTTTAAAACGTTCTTCCAAGCCACGCTCGCTGACGGGGCATTGCCTTTTAATGTGGACTTGGCACTTGGGGACACGTCTTCCGAGACAGTCGAGGTATTTTTTATGTCTGGGTCTTACTCCGTCGGAACCAGCGCGGGTTTGCGCCAAGATGTTTCTGCCCAGCTTGTTTGCCACTCACCCGCATTCCTGACCGAGGCCAGCCTCGACACCCTCTTGGCTTTAGATGGGGATTTGGGATTTGTGGATTTCGTTGACGATTTGAACGAACTTGTTGAAGTAACTTTACCAGCCAATTTGTAAAAATGAGCATCCAAACAGACATTGCGTCCCTCGCGGAAAACACTCTTGCGATCAACCAAGTTGTCGAGGGTGACAACACCACCACCGTCACAACGCCGGAGGGGAACAGCATTAAGAGCGTCGCCAAGACCATCTTGGAAGGTTCTGACGCCATGGCGGCGGCGGTTGTCACCATGGAGAATGATGGGGCTGGGGCGGTTGCCTTGGCCGAAGCTGAAAAAGATGCGGCCATTGTTGCAAAAGATGCGGCGGAAACCGCCCAAGCAGGCGCGGAAGCTGCACAAGCGGCGGTGTCAATTCTTAGTTATCCGAGCGTGACTGCTCTTACCGGCGGGGGTGCCACCGCACTTGATGGACAGTCAACCTTTGCTTTAGGCTCTCCCGTAATTGTCACCAGCACCATTGTGGTTCTCACCTATGGCCGGGTCGGTCAATGGTGGAAACTTATCGCCGGGACCGACGCCGAAAGCACCGGCACCGGAGTTGTCCGGCCCGATGATTATGACGCCTCAACCAATGCCCGTATCTGGGTCCAACTCTAAAAATCTTATGAAGCGTTTCCTAGCCCTTTTCCTCCTTTCTGCCCCCTTCCTACTTGGGCAGAATATCAATGTCCAAGCAGATGCGTCCACCGGCCTCCTTTGGCGGCCCGCCGCGATATTCTCGGGCAACGATATTCCCACGGAGACAACGATTGACGGGTGGTTTGCCGATCCCTCAACCAACGCCTCCTTTGTCGCCTCCGCTTGGCGCACCGATCTTGGGCTCGTGATCGGCACCGACGTGCAGGCCTACGCCGCAGTCCTCGCCGGGACGACAGCGAGTTACACCTCGGCGGAAGAAACTAAACTCTCCGGGATCGAAACCGCCGCCGACGTTACTGACACGGCCAACGTCACAGCAGCAGGAGCATTAATGGACAGCGAAGTGGATGCGGATTTGAAAACCCTTTCGCTCCCCGCGACCACGACTATCTCCGCATTCGGCGCGACGATTATTGATGATGCAGCAGCCACCAACGTCCGGGCTACTCTCGGCGTTGACGCCGCAGGAACAGACAACTCGACAGATGTTACCTTGGCGGGAACAGGCACTTATTTATCGCTTGCGGGACAAGCTCTTACAGTCGATCCGATCACCGAATCAGACATCTCTGACCTCACACACACCACGCAGGCAACCCGCGCCAGCCTCGGCCTCGACACGACAGACACAGTTGGTTTCAGCAACTTATCAGGCACTAACACGGGCGATCAAAATGCCGCCGGTGTATCGGTAGCAGCAACGCCCTCAGATTACACGGCAGCCAGTGCTAATGTTGAATCGCACCTCGCCGGGATTGATACAGCGCTAGGCTCTATCACATCGGGCGTGCCGGATGGAGACAAGGGCGATATTACCGTTTCATCTTCAGGCACTGTTTGGACTTTGGACGATTCCTTTCAGCCACTTGATTCTGCCCTTACAAACACCACAGCGAGCTACACCACCGCCGAGGAGACCAAACTATCAGGGATCGAAACCGCCGCCGACGTTACTGACACGGCTAACGTCACAGCAGCGGGCGCTTTAATGGATTCCGAAGTGGATGCGGATATAAAGACACTTACAATTGCAGCCAGCTCCTCCATATCCGGCACAAACACGGGCGATCAGACTACAGTTACAGGCAACGCTGGGACGGCGACGACTCTCCAAACGGCACGCACAATCGGAGGGTCTTCTTTTGATGGCAGTGCAAATGTAACCAGCTTCCCAGCTCCTGGAGCAATCGGTGGAACAACTCCAAGCACGGGTGACTTTACTACGCTGAGTGCAACTGGTGACACTACTATTAGCGGTAACGTGGGTATCGGCCGCGATCCTATCGTTGATCAAACAGTGGTGATACAGGCAACATCGGGGGATAATGCGCTCAATGTTACCAATTCGACTGCCACTGTTAATTGGCTAAAGATCGATGGGACCGGTAAGGTGGTTATGAATGGGGATGATGTTAGTATCGGCAATGATCTCTTCGTCACTGGCGCACTATCCAAAGGCTCGGGATCATTTAGGATCGCACATCCATTAGAGGCCAAAAAGGCCACTCACAAATTGGTCCACAGTTTTATCGAGGGGCCTCGGGCCGACCTGATCTATCGGGGCAAAGTTAGTTTGGTTAATGGCACGGCGTCGGTAAACATTGATGAGGCCGCCACAATGACCGAGGGCACGTTCCAGGTGTTGTGCCGCGATGTGCAGTCCTTTACAAGTAATGAGAGCGACTTTGGCGCGGTGCGCGGGTCTGTAAGCGGGAATATCCTTACGGTCACCGCTGAGGACAACCAAAGCACCGCCGTTATCTCTTGGATGGTTATTGGCGAGCGCCAAGATCCGCATATCAAGGCAACGGGATGGACGGATGAAGACGGTCACGTGATCGTCGAACCCCTTAACGATGCCCTAGACGCCAGAGTCAAAACCCTCAAAATCCTCGAAGCCAAATAATTCCCATGAAAAAAATAATGTTACTTGCGGCCATGTTTGCCGTCTTTTTTACTGGTTGCCAATCGGTAAACCCAACGGCGAAAGCCGTTTTCCGTCTCGGTCTTCGCGCCGCTGTTTACGCGGTGGTTTCCAACAACCCTCAGATGAAACCCTATGTCTCAACCCTTGGGGCGGTGTTCGCGGCCCCGGAAGAGGCCACAAGCCCCGCGCGGGTAGAGGCTAGAGTCCTAGCTGCGCTAGATAATGTTGGGGGACTAGACGCCACACAGCGGGCAATGATTGCTCCTTTGGTGACTGAGGCTCTGACCTTTTACGCGGAAGTTTATGAAGCCAACCTGAACAACCTTGCTGATTCCGACTACCGGGCAATTTTGGTCCAGATTGGCGAGACTATGGAAGCGGCGGTTGCCTTCAGTGTTGACGGGCCAGCGGACGTTTTTGTTTTGCAAACTCCCGCTGGTATTGTGCAAATTGAATAGATGGAAAAGCTTACTAACCTTGGGCTTAGAGCAGCAGTCAAAATGGTTGCACCCAATGCTAAAGTTTACGCTCCTGACCGGGACTATTCTTTGCCGACCCTGCATTGGCTCCTAAAGGTTTTTTTCCCGTGGTTCCAAGCGGAGATGTTTCGCATTGTGGCTAATAAATGGGACAAGCGTTTTGATTGTGACAACTTCGCTCAATTCTTTTCAGCTTGGGCAGCGGTGTCCCATTGGTCGGCGGATAAACAACCCGGGCACCCCGAAGGCTTGGCGGTTGGGGAATGTTGGTATAAGTTAGATTCAGGCGGGGGTCACGCGATCAATGTCATCGTGACTGAGGAGGACGGGGAGCAAGTGGTTGTCCCCATTGAGCCCCAGAATGGGAAACGGCTTGAACTTTCTCAAACGGAACTCCATTCCATATGGCTGGTGAAATTCTAACATGAAACGCTTTTTACAAATCCTCGTTGTGTGTATTGCAATATCGTTAACTGGTTGCGCTACTACCAACACACCCCCACCGCCCGAATATGTCCAATGAACACAGCAACCAATAATGATAGGGTGTCGTGGACGGCGGTTGGTGTCATCATTGCGGTTTTGGCCCTCTGCGTTACAATCGGCGGTTTCGGGTTAACCGTGATAAGTGGTATCCGTAGTTCAGAGTTTTCGCTGTCGAAAAAGATCACAGATGGGGACGCGGTATTGACCGAAAAAATCAATGTGATCCAAAACCAATTGGGAATTGTGATGTCTTCACAAATTCGAGACTTGCCGCAAAGAATTGCATTACTTGAGCAAGCCTCCGATCAAAAATATAAGCAGTCCGATGCCGATTCGCGGCAAATGGTGGAGTCCGCCGAGTTCAAGGCAATTTGGAAAGAGATTGAGCGTTTGAGGGCAATGGAGGAATTGGGACACGCTGAAATAAAAGCTTGGCTTCAAAGGGTGCGGGATGATTTCGCAATACGCGTCAAGGAGGCGGGCTAATTTATGTCTGTCACTTCCCCATATTCTGAGGCCTATAAAGAGGCTCTTGCGAGCGTCACAAAAAACAACCCAATTGTCGAAACGCTGGCCATTACCCATGCGGACGAATCACCGATTTACATTGTCAACGGCTTTGATGATTTTACAGCATTTCTTGAAGACGGCGTAACAGAGGTGACTTTCTTAGCTGGTCATTTCAGTTTGCGCTTCCCCTCCAAGGATTCCGGCGGTGTCCCGCAGCTATCAATTGCAATCAGCAATGCCGACAACTTGGTTGGTGAGTATATTGAGCGGGTCAAGTATTCGCAAAAAGCGATCTCATTGGTGTTCCGCCCTTACCTTTCGGATGACACCACCGAGCCTCAAATGGATCCACCTTTGACCCTGCAAATGCGGGACGTTGAGTTGTCATTATTCCAAGCGACTGGCCGGGCAGTTTTTGCCCGCGACTTACGAAACACAATGGTCCCGAAAGAAAAATACACGCGGACGCGGTTCTCTTCCTTGGGCGAATGAAACCGGGTGAATGGGTGGTTGACGTGTTGGGTAAACCTTGGGTTCCGGGTGGGCGCGGCCCGGATGAATTTGATTGCTACGGGCTTTTATGGTGGGTTCAAAAGAAATATTTTGGGCAAACCCTTCCAGACTTCGCCGGGGTAAACCCAGTTTCAATGGGCGGATTGAAGGATGAGTTTGAGGCGGGCTTGGGTGAGTGGGAGCCAATCCCCGAACCAATTGAGGGTTGCGGGGTGGCCTTGTCCCGCAAATGGCGGTTCGTCCACCATTGCGGGGTTTACACAACCGCCAATCGTGGGTTGGTAGTAGATGCACCGGATGGCGGGAGAGTAAATGCCCAAACACTTCAAAGCTTGCGGGTGATGGGTTGGAAACGCATAGAATACTTTGTTCACAAGCCAAAACCATGATTTCAATTGTCTATTCTCTTAACCCATTTGACCCGGAAGCGCGGGAGCATTCCGAGATGGAAGCTGGGAAATCCATTTTAGATTGGGTGGGGTCACGGTTCCCGGAAGATTTAAACTTCCCTTTGCCCACGGTGGCGCTTGTGAACGGGGAACCATGGTTGCGGGAAAGTTGGGTCAAGCCTTTACCCGACAACGCCAAAGTCGAATTCATCTCCCAATCAGGTTGGGCCATTGCCATACGGATTGTGGTAGCGTTAGTTGTGGGGGCGGTTGCCACGGTTTTGCTCACGCCCTCAATCCCCGAAGCACCGCAAACCCCCGGAACCATTGGCGACCCAGACCCGGTCTACTCAATCACCGGCCAAAGAAATAAAATCCGGCTCAACTCTGTGATCGAAGACCCCTATGGGCTAAATCGCCTTTGGCCCTCCAAAGCGGCTCGCGAATACACTAAATTTATAGATAATGAACAAGAGATTTATATCCTGCTTTGTCTTGGCCAAGGGTATTATGATTTAGCCAGCGCGGTTGTCCAAATTGAAGATACTTTGATTTCGAGTTTTGAGGATATAGAATACGAATTTTATGAGCCGGGCGAAGATGTCACCCTATTCCCGGACAATGTCGTCACATCCGGGGAAGTTTCAAACACCACACTTTTCGGAACAAATGAGCCAGAATTTGGTGACTGGATTGGGCCATTTGCGGCCAATGGTTCCGGGACGGACGCGGTCAAAATTGAAGTGGATTTGGTCTTTCCAAGCGGGCTCTATACCACAGATGACGACGGCGGGCTATCCACCATCAATGTCACAGTGTCGGTTGAGTATCGGGAAATCACTGACGCTGGGGTGCCCGCTGGCGCGGGGGCTTGGTCAACGCTTTCCTCCTTTTCCAAGACCCTGAAAACAAACACCCCGCAGCGGTTTACGGTCTCGGCTACAGTTTCGGCGGCACGGTATGAGGTAAGGGCCAAGAGGACAAACACAGCCAACATTGGGGACGATGCCCACCGCTATGTCGAGACGGTCAAATGGGTAGGCTTGCGGGCGTTCCTGCCGTCAACCCGTGACTATGGAGACATCACATTGCTTGCAGTCAAAGCGCGGGCGTCAAACAATCTCAATGGCAATAGTTCAAACCGGATCAATGTCATTGCGAAACGTAATTTGCCAGTGTGGAACGGCTCCGCTTGGTCAACCGCTCCCTTCACGCCAACGCGGTCTGTTGTTTGGGCTTTTTGTAATGCGTTCAGGGCCGAATACAACGGGGACTTGGCTGACTCATTCTTACCCCTCGCAGACCTGTTGAGCCTAAACACCGAACTCGAAAATGCAGGGCTCTATTTTGACCATGTTTTTGATTCCACATTGTCTCTTTGGGACATGGCAACAGTGATTGCTAAAGCTGGCCTTTGTATCCCGCTCCCCGTTGGGGCGCAGGTCACTTTGGTCAAGGATGAGGAGCAAACCACACCCGTTGCGATTTTCACCAAGGAAAACATGGTTGAGGGGTCCTTTTCGATCTCATATCGGCTTTACACCGAAGACGAATTTGACGGGGTTGAAGTCGAGTATATTGACCCAACCACCTACAACAAGGAAGTGGTTGTCTACCCAGATAACACACCCACCAATCCCAAGCAAATCAAAGCGATTGGCGTGCACGACCGGACACGGTCTTGGCGGATTGGGGGGAGAGAATTTGAGATGACCCAACGCCGCCGGGCGGTGGTTTCATTCCGAACTGGCAAAGAGGGGGACATTCCCAATTTTAACTCCTTGATTTTGGTCAACCATGACATTTTACCCTCCGGTCAGTCCGGCCGGGTCATGTCCATTTCGGGGACCACCATCACCACCAACACAATTTTTGATTTTTCCGCTGGGGGTGGTCACTCAATTGCTTTCAGGAGTGCCACGGGTGACGAAGTGGGACCTTTTGTAGTCACGGCGGGCACAGAGTCCAATCAAGTTGAGTTACCCGGGTTATTGACCGCACCACAAGCCGCCGCCAAACTCCTCGCCCGTTTGCCGAGTGGTGACACCCAAGAAAAAACCATTTTTGCCTTTGGCCCAACCGCAACCTATACCCGCCGGTGCAAGGTGTCTCGGATTGCCCCAAGCAATGGCGAAGAATTTGAGGTTGAGGCCATTGAAGAGGACGCAACAATCTATTCCCACGACGCGGAAGCCCCCTCAGCGGCGGGGGTAAATTCACTTCCGGGCAAAGCCCCTGATTTGCCAATTGTCACAGGGTTGGACATGCGGGATATCCCCGCCCGGACAACGCTGACCCAAGCCTTCTGGAACGCTGCCCTCGGGGCTAAGTATTATGTTGTCCAAGGGTCATCGGACAATATACAGTGGGCATTGCTCGGGACAACAACAGACACCTATTTCAATTTTACTAGCATCCCCGGAACATATTACATCCGAGTTGCTGGGGTCAACGTGGGCCAGGGACCTTGGATTTATGATTCGGCAACCGTGGGAGACACCGCGGGAATTGATACTTCGGGAGCTTTGATTAACTCCACCGGCAATTTTACCGATTACCGATTTAAGCGTGCCGCCACTATACCCACAACCCCAACCGGGAACACTCCAGCCGGTTGGACCGATGCGCCACCCGCCGCCGATGGCAACCCGTTGTGGGTGATTAAAGGACTCAAATCAAGCGCGGGTGTGCTCCAAGGTGTTTGGTCAACCCCCATCCAACTCGATGGCACCGATGGCAACTACCTTGACTATATTTTCAGACGATCGGCCACTATACCTACCACCCCAACGGGAAACGGCTTGCCCTCCGGTTGGATCGGCGCACCCCCCGCCGCCGATGGCAACCCGCTCTGGTTCAGCACGGGGACAAAGACTACCGCCGACGTTTTGGTCGGTGCATGGTCAACCCCCGTCCAGCTTGACGGGATTGATGGGGTAGACGGGGACTCAGCTGACGTGGAGTACTCGGTTGATGGCTCCACACTCTGGCACGCCACCTTCGCGGGGGGATCCGACATTTATATGCGCGTGCGTATCGGCACCGGCACATGGAGCGACGCAATTCGCATTGTTGGCGAGGCGGGCGCAACGGGCGCAGCGGGTGACTCAATCACCGTGGAGTACTCGGTTGATGGCTCCACGAGCTGGCATACAACCTTTACAAGTGGGGATCTCTACATGCGTCAAAAGGTTGGGGCAGGCGCGTGGAGTGCAGCGATCCGTATTGTCGGGGAGACGGGCGCAACCGGCCCAGCTCTCACCTACTCCCTTACGATCAATTGGCACCCTAGTGGTCTGGGCACGGGCACCGGTGCCGGTAGCGGCCTCAACCCCGGGTCTTGGCGTGACATCGAAGCCCCGGCGACCGTGAGCGTCGATAATTTCTTGCAATGGTCGGGTGATACCCCGCAACTCGAAGATGTAGCCACCGCCCGAGTAAACCGCGTGCTTATGGGTGGCAACCTCACCCTCACCGCCGATTACTAAAATGGAATATATTAACCTCGCCACGGGTCGCATAATTGATGCGGACGCCGATTCTAAAACAATTCCAAAGGTGGGCGAAGCTCTCTTTGATCCTGCTACCCAAGAATACAATGCCACGCGCCAAGAGGTGCGTAAGAAGTCGCCCAATCTTGACCACACCCTCCCTTACAAGCTGGCACGGCTGGAAGCTAAGGTGGCTGTGCAAGCCGCCGAAATTGCCGTCCTCAGAGCAGAATTCGCAAAGCTGAAACCCAAGGGTATCAGCTAGCCTGATACAGTTCTTGGAGGTTTTTCAAAGTAGTCAAAAAATCGCTTTGCCCTTCGCCCTTTCCGTGGAGTGTTTCGGCAACCGCGTCATCAATTGTCCCTGAAACAATTAGCCGGAAAATCTTGGTTTCTTCGGTCTGGCCGGTTCGCGCAAGTCGGGCGTTCATCTGATCGTAAAGTTCCCGTGACCACGACAGGGTAAACCACACGATCCTTGACCCACCATCTTGGAGATTAAGCCCGTGACCGATGCTCTTAGGGTGCGCGACAAGGTATTTTATTTCCCCTCGATTCCAACGCGCAAGGCTTTCTTCCGTCCACTCTTCAGCTTCCGGGATGGTTTCTAGGATTCGCCGGACTTCGTGTTTGTATTGAGTCGCAACGATTAGAGGTTTGCCCCCCTGGTCCCTGAAAAGCTTCTTCAGGGCGTCAAGTTTGGCGGTGTGTATTGTCTCAACCTTCCGGGCAACTGGCCTTCCATTTTCACCGAGAGGCGGTGTATCATATACCGCTCCGCCTGTGATTTGGAGTAGTTTCCCAGCCAATACAGCGGCATTGATTGCGGCAACCTCAAAGTCATCCCCAATCTCCAGCAGCAATTCATTTTCAAGCTTCTTGTAAGCTTTCTTCGCGTCAGCCGGTAGTGTGACAGGTATGTCCTCAACCGTGACGGGCGGGATCTTTAGCCAATCTTCCGAACGCAAGGTCAGCACAATGTCGGAGATTTTTCTCTCAATCACTTTCTCTTTCCCCTCACGGATTTTGAATTTCGGGTATTGAGAAAACACATTCACTGGCTCAAAAAATGCCTGTTTGAAATGCAGGTAGGATTTGCCCAACCGCTGGCCATTATCTAACAACCGGATTTGTGCGAAAATATCAAGCAAGCCGTTCGGGGTGGGGGTCCCGGTCAAGCCCCAAACCCGTTTAAACTTTGTCTCACCCTTCCCGAACGCACATTTCCTGAACGTGTTTATCCGTTTTGAGGAATGGCTTTTTGCATTCGAGAGCTCATCGAAAATCACGGTATCGACCGGCAACTCCTCAGCCTTTTTGCCCTGGATTAAATCCGCGCAAACCTTGGGTATGGACTCATAGTTTACGGTAAAAATCTCACCCTCACCTTTAGCCCAAGCTTCCCGGCCCTCCTTGGTCCGCAGAGAGTAAACACGCCACTGGTGAAACTGTATCCACTTTTTCACTTCATGCGGCCAAGTCAGGACGGAAACGCGGAGCGGCGCCACAATCAAGGCCCCCTTGCATTCCCCGTCACTAAAAAGATATTCCAGCGCAGACAAGACGGCGGCGGATTTACCCAGACCCATTCCGGCAAACAGCGCGGCAATGTTCCGCTCTTTCAAAAAGGGGATGGCAAGTTTCTGGTGAGCCAGCGGTTCAAAACGCTTCACTGTAGACAGTGGATTTCGATTAACTTTTTCCCGCCTTCAATTCCAGCAGACCAATCAGCATGGCAACCGTTGGCCCGCAAGATTTTGATCTCCCGTTCCTGAAGGGCCGTTGGCACGCCACCGGGGGCTTTCAATTCGAGAAACAGTGTTCCACCCCTTGGCCCTATGACTAGGCGGTCGGGGACACCCCGGCGGGCGGGTGAGGAAAACTTGTAATATAAGCAGCCCCGTGACTTCGCCCAAATGCCAAGTTTCTTTTCAATCTCTGCTTCAGCGGCCATTGTTCAGATGTTAGAGAGGTTGGGGCGAATGGTCCTGATTGCCCTGCGTATTTCGTCACGTTCGCGTTTTTGAATTTGCACAATCAGCTTTTCAAGAATGGGGCGGCGGGTGGATTCACTTTCGAGTTCCATCATCACAAGCCGCTTCAAGTCATTTTCGCTCGGCTTGCTTTCATGCAACAGTTTCACGAGCTTGTTCCAGCCATCCAGGTAACCGGCGGCGGTTAAGCGCTCAATGTCAGTTTTGGTCAGGGAAACGGGTTTGCGGAAGATATTCATTTGGTTAGGTAAAACGGTTTATGTTTATGTTGCAATAACTATTTGAGGTAGTAGGGGACAACCGCCCCCTCTGCTTCGATTGGCAGACCGTCGGCCCAAGCGGGCAAGTCGCAAAGGCATTTGCAGAACAGTTCGATTGACAGGTCAGGGTTGTATGTCGCAAGGGCTTGATCGTGGACAACCATGCAGACTTCAAAACCCGCTTTTTCGGCGATCAATAACCCATTGGTCAAAATGTCTCCGGCGGTCGCTTGGCAGGCATTTTCGAGAAATTTTCCGCCATAGGAAGACACCCAACCCCACTTGTTTGACTGGCCCGGCAACTTACCCCAAAACTGGACCTCCTCGCCATGGGAAACACTCAATCCAGGGTCAGGCTTCCCGGCGCGGAGTATCCGCCCGGACTCATCCCGCGCAAATTGCTCGGCCTTTCTTTGGTCATAAAATTTGTGCATCTTCCGCCCAACGAAAACTGAGAAGACAGGTTTCAAAAATGCTCGGGGATAAATCAATTTGTGGCCGGATGGCAACAGCATGGCCAGGGCGGAAAACCCTCCTTTTTTTGTCATGCCGAAGCGTATCCGGTTTGTCGTTACACCTGAAAAAGTTTTGCCGGGGTTCTTGATTGCATCTTTCGCCGCCCGGTCAATGGACTTCCAAGCTGACACGATGATGGGGTTGGACTTGCGCCAAATGGCAACGGCTTTTTCAGCCAACTCTTGGGAAATGTTTTGCCCGTAGCCTTCACAGGTTGCTTTGAATTTGTCGGCACCCATATTATATCCGCAACCGAGTTCGGATGTTTTGCCGACGAACCTTTCAATCGACCTTGACCCAATTTCTGAAACCAGTTTTTGGAAAATCCGGGATGCCATATTTTCGTAAATCGGCTCTTTGCGGCGGAAGGCTTCCAGCTTGTCCTCTTGACCGCACAACCATGGATTGATGCGGGCTTCGATGGCTGAATAGTCCGCGTCGAATGCTGGCCCCATAACAAAATGCCGGATGCAACTAGCAACGGTTTCAAGGGTCGGCCCAAACAACGCTTCAAGCGTTTCCGAGTCGGTTCCTCGGGACAAAAGTTTGAACGCAAGTCCTGTTTGCGGGACGGTGGGACGGCGGAAGTTTTGGGGCTGGATGATTCGCCCGGCGGTTCGGTGGGTGCGTTCGGCCCCCGACCACATAAAAGCCCCCCTGACGCGGGAGTCGGGACAGGCGGCCCCCAGCATGGTTGGGATCTTTTTCAACGCGGCAAAGCCAACTTGGTTTTTGATTACGAGGGCTTTGAATGCTTCCGCCGTCATACCATAGGCTTCCGGGCCATTGTCCAAAACGTCTTGCACGGTGGCGGCGGTCATATCCTTGCCGGGGTATCCTCTTTCATTCAGCCAACCCAAAACCTTTTCCCTTTGTGATGGGTTCAGCCCGGTCATGGCCCGGAACTCCTCCACCTTTTGGGCCTCAAATTCCTCAACCAAAATTTGCGTTTTTTCCATGGCAGGGATGTTCACCAAAACGCCCCGGTTATTCATTCGCATATCAAATTGGAAACTTTCAAGGTCAACCCCCTTTAGTTCAAAGGCGGCAAGTTCCCGGTGGACAAGTTTTTCAACTACTACGTCCTTTTTGCAGTATTCACCGAACGCTCTGAACGCTCTGAACGCTTCCGGGTCTTCGTGGGGCTCAACAAATTCTCCCTTGCGCTTTCCCGACTTGGCCGGGATTGAGAACTTTTGGATCAGTGCCTTGCCCGTCTTGTCCTTGGTGGTAGTCAGTCCGAGAAACTCACCCACCCCGTCAAGGCTTGAAGGAATAGCGGCGCGTCTTGCCATTGCAGCGGTGCAACGCCATTGCTCAAGTTTGGGGTTGGGCGCACCCAGCATGTCAAAAAACTGGCCTGTAATGGCCGCTTCAAAGGCGGCGTTGTGCGCGTAGATTGACCACCCATTCCCAAATGCGTTGCCAATCAGGGGCAACGCTTCCGGGTCGCTTTCGACAACCCCGGGGATTTCAAACTTGGGATTGACCCAAAGGAAGACCGGCGCGTCAGGTTTGTCCTCAGAAACGGCGGCAAAGAAAACTTCAGTGGTGGGGTCAACCGCGTAGCGATGCCCGCCAAACTTGCGAATGTCCGCCCGTGACCGGGTTTCATAATCTAAGTGAATAGCTTTCAAAATGGGTCTTCGTTTCGGTCATATTCAACCGGTTTGGTCTGGAGGGCTTCGACTTGTTCAAGTATCTTGGCGGCTTCCTTTTTGTAAATGTAAAAACGGTTTTCATCCCCATTATATGCTTTAGCCAAAGCGCGGGCAATGGGTTCTGCTGGGTCACCCATTTTGGCCCCCAGCTACACCCTTGAAAATGTCCTCAGCAGTAAAAGCCTTGTTCAGGGCGCTGAAAATGTCCCTGTCCTCAGCTTGCTCGAATAGGAGGACCAACAATTCCTCCACATTTCCCCACCGGTCAAAAATTTCAAAAATTTCGTCAGGGCTAAAGTTATCTAGGGTTTGCCCGCGGGGCATGTAGGGCAGGTGTCGGCCAAGGTCCAAAACCTCCATCAGCCTTTCGGGTTTGATGTGTTCTTTAACTCGTCGGGCTTCGATTGGGTCTCTGTCTAAAAATTCTGCAATAGATTCGTGGTTCATAAAATGGGTCTCGGTTTGAGGGTTCGGGCTTTTGTTGCCCGTTTTTGGGTCCAAGTTTTTCACAACTTGGACCCATGTTAAACGGCTTGGGTGTTAGGCAAGCGGGTCTTCACTTCCGCCTTCGTCGGCTTCATTCTCAAAAGCTTCGGTCGCGTTCGTGATGGATTCCCCGAACGGCTCCCCGTCCTTGAGGAACTGGACCGCAAGAATGTTGGCGTTTACACGCTTCCCAAACTTGTTGTCCTGCACCCAGAGCGAAATCATGGCGTTGACGTAGCAACCCGCATATGGTTTCCCGTCAGCTTCCACGAGGGGAATTGATGGGTCACGGTCAACCACTTGCGGGCGTCTCTCAGATGAGGCGGAGACGAACATCACGTCCTCCCCATATCCGTCTTTGTCTCCTTTTTCGGAACCGTCGCGGAGGCAAACGCCCTTGAGCGTTGGGACGGTCTTTCCGAAGAATGACTTGGCCGCTTCGTCGATCTTAGCTTGGAGGGCTTTGATGATTGGGGCATGGGTATCCTTGCCCAAAATCAATTGGCAGTTATACTTGGCTTTCTGGCCCTCTTCAAACGCCTTCGCGGTGAAAATGGCAGGGTAAGACAAGCGGACATTGCGGAGCTTGATTTGGCTAGTTTCTGATTTATCGGACATATTGTTTTAATCGTTTTATTGTTTATGTTCTATGATGGGGCAGATTGCCCCAAAGTTTTAGCCCCGCAGCAATTGCCGGGGCAATGAGGCTAAGGACACCAACCAAAAGGAGGCGCGGCTTGTGAGGGTGGCAATCATTTTAGGCCAAAGGGTTCCCAACAGATTCATCTTCAAAGGTGTCGGTCGCTTTAACGGTGATGCTTGGGCGTTCGTCTGTTTCGAGGGTGAGGACATGCTTGCCGGTGGGACGGGTGATGAGTTCGAGGAGTCGGTTTCTGAACCGGGTTGAAAAATCTGCTTTGTGCGGGTTAAGTTGCTTTTCCATTTGGGCAACAGAGAGCAATTTCTTCGTGTAACGATCTTTAGCGGGGACAAATTTTGCAACCAACTTGTCGGCGGCGGTGGCGTCACTCCAAGCCCGGTTACCCTCCTTACCCAAAACCACTTTCAACCCGGCAATCCCAACCCCCGACTCAATGCGGTCTTGTGAGTCTGTTTCAAGGCTGTTCAGCCAAGCGATGATTTCCTTTTTGCGGGTGATGAGTTGGACCAATTGCGAATCTTCGAGGCACTCAAAAGCATTATCCGCAACGTCCTCATCGGTGAAGGTCCCCAGCACGTCAAAGGGGATTGGCTCGGCCATATACTCGGCACGGTTGCCACAAATCCCCTTGGCCAAGCAGAACTGGCACGTCTTATCCCCGGGGGCGAATTCAACCGGGTATTTTTCAGGCTCCACCATGTGCCCGGCGATTGTTTGCGCGGTGGCCGCGATGGGGTCTGTAAAGTCGTAGAGTTCTTTGACGGTCAGAGCCCAAATCTTGGTGGTGAGTTCGCCCCGGTCGCCAATTCGCGGTTGGTGGATTGTCAGGACTACCAGCATTTCTTCGGGGAAATCGTGAATGCCTGAACCGCGCAAATCCTCAATCACAGAGCGGGCATAAATTGCCAACTGTTTGTTTTGTTTGGCTTCGACAATTACGCCCCGGCCGTATTTCAAATCAAGGACTTGGAGGCGCTTTTCAGAAACCAAGACCCGGTCAAGGGTTCCCATATCTTCCGGCAGGTAAAAAATCGGTGCTTTGTATTCAGTCCCCACGAAAAAATCTTCGGGGGTCTTCAAGCGTTGGGCAAGTTCGACATAGCCGCCGACACATTCCCGCATTTCAGCGGCAAGGTCTTCGGTGAGGTCAAATTTGGTGCCATCCGTCTCATGGGTACCGGCTTGGATGTCCGAAATCTTGGCTTTGCCATCTAAAATTTTAGCGGCCCAATCGTGGGCAACGGCCCCCTCATTGGCCCAAAAAGAGGAACTTTTTTTGATCTTACCTTGGGCGGTCAGAGAATCAATCAGCGGGACGGATGCGGAGCATTCGGACCAACGGGACGCCCCCGAGGGGGCAAGTTTTGAGTGTGCGGACATGGTTTTGGAAAATGGGTTGTGGGTGGAAAATTGTCCCGGTTACAGATTCCGGGGGACTAATCAAACCGGGGAACTCCCGTTTGTCCTGATTTATTGTTTGCGCGGTTGGCGCATTCAAAGTTTTAGTCGGCAATTTCGGAAAGCTTGCTCCCCAAAATGTTTTCAAGTTCGGGCAGAATCACGTCAATTTCGTGATCCATTAAAGCGGAGATATTCGCGGCCCCATATTTTTTCAAGACTGCGAGGAACTCAGTTTTCTTGCCGCCTGAAACGAGGGCTGTTCCCAGCTTCCGCAGGTCTGCTCTTGTGGCCGTGTTGGTGGGCTCCTCAGCCTTGGCCTTGGCCGGTTCTGGTTCCTCGGCCTTGGCCTTGGCCGGTTCTGGTTCCTCGGCCTTGGCTTTGCGTTCGCGCTTTTTGGCGGGTTCGTTGACAGGCTCCCCGATGGCGACTGTCGGCTCAGCGGTTCTGGTTTCGTGTTTTTCCGCAATGACCGTCAGCGCAGCGGCGATGGCGGCAAGATGGGAAAGCAATGTTTCCATATATTTTGTCATTTTGTTTTGTGGTTTGGATTAATGGGAGACTGGTTAATTAGAATTAAAACAAAAAACCTTTTTCGTTCAGGGTCAACTTTTATTTGCAAAAAAGTTTATTCGGTCGGTGAGTGCAATCATTTGTCCCCCTCATTTTCGAACATCTTGTCAGCTTCGCTTGCCGCGTAACTGGCGAGGAGTTTGGCGGCGATCTTTGCGAGGTCTAACCCGTCGAGGCCGCTCTCGACGTGTGCCCATAGCACATGGCGTTGCCCGTCAATGCTGACCCGATCCGCCCGGTTGTAACCAAGGGAGCGGAGCACAGCGGTCAGTTGTTGGGGGGTGCTTTTGGTGAGCCCCTCTTGAGCTAAAAGCGATTGGAGCACACCCACCGAAATCAAGTCTTCAGAGACCAATGGATGATCTTTGGATGCCAACAGGGCTTCGATGGTATAGTTCAATTCCGGCGCGGTGTCTTCCGTCATTTCCCCGAGGTATTTTGTCACGGGGGCCGGACCGTCAACCGGGAAGTCAGCGGAAATTTCATAGTCCTCAAACCATGATCGAAGCCCGCCTGCGTGGGTTTTGAGCATCCCAAAGATTTTATCAAAGTGCCCCTTGTCCCGCAATTCCTGAAGCTGGCTTTTCCTCTGTAGTGGTGACTTCACTACAAAATATCTTCGTTCGTCTTCCTCAATCGCGATGGCGTCGTGAAAATTCGTGAACATCATATAGTTCACGAGGTTTTCAACTTCTCGGTGGTCACGGAATCGTTGTTGAATTGAAATCCAATCATCAGAAACGGGCTCTTTAAGCTTATTCATTATGTCAAACCGGGAGTGCCCTTTTACGCGGATTTCGTTCAGGACGGTCAATTGTGTCCCATAGGCCCAATCAGTCCAATCTTTGAAGAGGGTGCCGGGGTCAACCCGCTTGACTTGTTCGCCACCAAGGACAGTCCGCATGACTGTTTCGATAAAGCCTTTGCCTGCCCCCTTTACGCTCTGAATCAGGGGAGCCCAGCGGATTTTCTGGCCAGGGTTCTGGACAAGGAACGCCAAGAAATCCAAAAAGGTTTTGCGGTGCTCAGGCTCGGCAATTAGTAAGTCGATATGACCGGAAAAAATCTCTCCTGCTTCCTTGGCCAAAGTGGGGTCTGGTTCCGGGTGGGTCGCGTGATAGGTGTTTACGTAGAGCCTCCCCTGACTGGTCACGAATTGATCGTCAGGACAGCGCGGGTCATAAAGGTAATCATAAGCCGTCCGAACTTTGAGCAGGTTCAAAATGAAATCACGCGGGCGGACAACCGGCTTGGACGCGGCGGCGGGGCTGTTGGCTTGGCCGGATGCTTCAAGAGCTTCTTTCGATGGTAGGAGAAATCGGCTATATGCAGAGTCAAGAGGTTCAGGACCCAACGCGGCCCGGTTTGAGAATCGGTAAAACTCATTGATCTTTTCGACATAGCAAAGCCCCATGGCCCAAGGTGGGGCGGGGGTGTCTTTCTCCTTTTCGATTTTTCGAGTGGCCTCGATATTTGCTTTCTTCCGCTTCAGGTCTTTTTTCAGCGTTGGAAGGTTAGTCCGGTGCTCAAACTTTTCCTTGGCGTGGCGTAAAATCTCATAGAGTAGCCCCTCCTCTTCTGACGCGGACAACAGGGGCGTTGTGATGATCCGGTCTAGGGCGTCACTCAGCAACCCGGTTAACGTGGTGGTCGCTCGGATAAACTCCCGGGTTGAGTTGTAACCACGTTGCTTTGCTTCCGCATTGTTCCAACCTGATTCAGTTGCTCGGCGGAAGAGGGAACGGATCGTCACCGGAACCCGGCCAACCGGCGAAGGCCGGAATGAATCCCATTTGGCTTGGGTGTCCTCCTGCCCTTTGTATTTCTCGCCCTCAGCGCTCCAAGTGTCAAAGAGTTCAAGCGCGGCGTCTGATTCTTTGCCCCTTGGGAATTGGTGCTTCAGTCCGGCCGCAATTTCCAACCACGCGCGATACTCTATATCAGCATCGATGTGTAAGAGGGCATCCTTGCAGTCATCTAATGTCACCCCCTCAACCGGCGGGCGTAGGAACTCCAGAGCGTCCCCGCTTGTGTCCTCATTGGAAGTGCGGGCGGCAGTGGTCTTCCCGGCTGTTGGGGTGGTGTTGTCAGCCCCGGCAAAGTCTTCAGCGGTCAAGGGCGAGGCGTCAGCCCGCCAAGCGATCAAAGGATGCTCTTTTTCGTGGTTGGTGTCCGAAAACGAGGTTGGCCGGAACATGGCTTGAACCACCACGCCGCTTTCTGAGGTGACAAATGGAAGCCCGATCAGCTTGGCCACATGAGACACGGCTTGCCGGTAGAGTTCCGGGGCGAACCCTGACCCCTCCACCATGACGCGGATGCGGGGTGCCCCCGGCTGACTTTGGGCGGTGTGATACACGGCGTAATTCAGACCGTCCAATTGGCGGGCCAAGATTTGCGGGTCTTTTATGTAAGGTGCGGCGGGGTAACTGATCTCCTTGCCGGACTTATCCTTTTCCGGGTCAATGTCCAAAAAGATCAAAGAGACGCCCTGAGCGTTCGCGGTGAGGCGCTTTGATGGGGACTCACGAAAGGATGCGGGGACAAGATAGGGGACACGTTTTGCAAGGTCTCTTGGGCTGTTAGCGTGGCCGCCCTCAAGGGCGAAAAACTGGGTGCGGGTCAGGTTGAGTTGGACGGGCGCGTTGAGGTATTGCTCAACTAACCCTTGGAAATCGCGGGGTGGAAGTTCGCGGACAAGCCCCAAATTGGAAGCTTCCCCGCCAAAGAATTTTTGGTTTCGCATGGTGGGTGGGTTCAGCGGGGTAGAGTGTGGGACACCTCAACGAGGTTGGACGGGAGGTTGTTCAGCTTGTTGCCATCGCGGTGGATTATCTTATGATCCGGCAACGGGTGCCGCCCCTTAGTGATCGTGAAGACAATGTCCTCAGCATGGATTAGTATCCCTTTAAAGGAGACTTTAACCCCATTCAGGTACATCCCCCTTTTATGGTAGGTTGGGCAACCGGCCAACTGTCCTCGGGTCCGCCTGCTCGCCTTTGGTGGGTTGTCCCAAGTCAACCGCCCAACTTGGTTGACGCTGAATGTTTCTTGCAGCACAGCAACCGGGAAGGCTGTTACCCTGCAAAGTTTACGGGTTTTTTGTCTCATGGAATTCGGAATTTGGTGGCTTGATGGTTTGTGTCAATAATTATCTACACATATTTTATTTCCCCGAAAAAATGGAAATAAACGTTTACAAAAACCCGATTGGGTGAATCCCTGCCTGACCCCTGCCTGATTAAATTTAATCGGGTTATTGTAAGTTGTTGACCCGACAGATTTTTACATAAGCAAACCTGATTACCTGATAACATCCCATTAACGCGTGTGAGGAGGAAGTGGGTAAAGGGTAGAGTTTAGCAGTGGGTGGATGCGCGCGCAGCCCCCAGACAGGGGTTGGGATGTCTTCAGGTAATCAGGCAGCAGAATGGAAGTATGTTGAACACTAGGGGTTTACAACAACCTGATTAAATTTAATCAGGCAGGGGTCAGGCAGGCACCAGGTTTATCAGGTTAACCGGGTTTGCTACCTTTTGACTTGGGGAACCAGCTTGGCGTCTGGTTTAACCCGCAACAATGGCAAACCGATTCGACTTGCAATAGGGGGCCAAAAGTGTGTCCTTTTGTCTCATGGCACTTTCAGCCCAACAAATAAAGTATTGTCAGCTAAGAGCAGGCGGCGACATTTCGCGGCAAGCGGCCTATGGTCAGTGCTACCCAAAAGCCAACCATAATTCCGCCGGGACTAAAGGCTCGGTGATGGAACTAAAGCCCAAAATCATTGCCGAAATCAAACGGCTACAGGCGGACAGTGAAACAACGACCACGCTGACCCGCCAAGAGAAGCGGGAATTTTTGGCAAGAGTTGTCCGGATGGACATTAGCACCTTGGAAAAGGGCGGCTCGGATAATCGAGACTTGCTTGACTCAATTGTCCGCAGTTTTGACAAAAGAAGCAACGAGATAAAAACGACTTATAAGATGCCGGGCAAGGCGCAGTGCATCGAGATTGATAACAAGATGGCCGGTCACAACGAACCGGAGGAGCATAAGCACACAATTGAGACCGGCGTGATGGTGATTAAAGACATTGGGGCAACTCTCAATGATTGGGAAAAACAAGCGGCCCAACAGCAAATGAGGCTGAAAGAGGAAGCCCAAGAAAAGGATTGAGTTAGGCCACAAAACGGTTTTAGTTTGTGCCCATGAAGCTTTTCATTTTTTGGCTATTGTTTGCGCTGGTGTCCGTGGTTCTCAGCCCGCTCCTAGTTGTTGGGGCGCTGGCGGCTTACCTGCAATGGCAGGCTTACAAACTGGCATTCCCGGTGCACTATCAGCCGGGTGCAGTTAAGAGGAGCGTGGACAGGTTCGCGGGTAGAGTCTCCGGCGGATATGCCAACAGCCCAAGAAATCACGGGCAAAACTGATGGGTCAAAAGCTCGTTTGGACTCCCTTGCCCGGTTCGCAGGAATTGGCAATGACCGCTCCGGTCTCCCACATTCTGCACGAAGGAAGCCGGGGGCCGGGTAAGACTGATGGCCAATTGATGCGGTTCCGCAAAACCGTTGGTCAAGGATACGGCGCGTTTTGGCGCGGGATTATCTTTGACAAAAGATACAAGAATTTGGACGACATAGTTGCTAAGTCCAAGCGGTGGTTCCCCCAAATTGGGCAGGGCGCGAAGTGGTTGTCCTCAAAATCAGATTACAAATGGGTTTGGCCAACTGGTGAGGAATTGCTTTTCCGTCACATGGAAAAAGAAAGTGATTATGACCAATATCACGGCCACGAATATCCATATATTGCTTTTAACGAGCTGACTAAATGGCCCACGTCCGCTTGTTATGACAAGATGATGTCCTGCAACCGTTCGCCCTTTGTCCCGTCGGAACACTCGCCGGATCTTAAAAACCCTCTGCCGGAAATCCCGTTGACGGTGTATTCAACGACCAATCCGCACGGGGTGGGACATAATTGGGTCAAGCGGCGGTTCATCGACCCCGCCCCGGCTGGCCAAGTGGTCCGGAAAACGACGCGGGTTTTCAATCCACGGACCCAAAAAGAGCAGGACATTGTCAAAACCCAAGTCCGCCTTTTCGGGTCGTATCGGGAAAACAAATACCTTCCCCCTGAATACATTGCGGACTTGATGGGGATTTCCGACCCCAATTTACGGGCCGCGTGGCTCGAAGGGAATTGGGACATTACCGCCGGAGGCGCCTTAGATGATCTATGGAAGCAGGACGTGCATGTCTTGCCCCGGTTCGTGGTGCCCAAGAATTGGCGGGTCACAAGGTCATTCGACTGGGGCTCAACCCACCCTTTTAGCGTTGGATTCTGGGCAATCGCCAACGGCGAGGAAGTCGAATTTGAAGACGGTAAAACCCGGACGTTTGTGAGAGGCTCACGAATCCGCATTGACGAAATCTACGGTGCCAGAATCCTTGCCGGTGAGCAGTTCGGACACAACCAAGGGCGCAAACTGAGCGCGCGGAAAGTTGCCCTTGAAATCAAAGAGAGGGAGTCAGATTTGAAATTGATGGGGTATATCCAGACCACCCCAGAACCGGGACCGGCGGACAATCAAATTTCCAACGTCAACGAAGACGAAACCGCGTCTATTGCATCAATAATGGCCAAGGAGGGCATCACTTGGACCAAGTCGGACAAGTCAGCGGGCTCCCGGAAGATGGGCTTGGAGTTAGTCCGCAACGCCCTCGAGGCCTCGCTGGACGGGGAAGGTCCGGGGCTTTATGTCACAAAAAACTGCAAAGCATTTATCGAGACTGTGCCAACCCTCCCACGGGATGAGGATAACCCCGAGGATGTTGCGACCGAATCCGAAGATCACTGCTTTGTTGCCGGGACGATGGTCAAAACCCCAAATGGTGACACACCAATAGAGCAATTATCAGAGGGGGATTTGGTCTTGACGCGGCAAGGATTCAAGTTCATTACCGAAACCCACAAGACAAAACCAGTCCCGGTGTTCGGAGTGGAAACCGGATCCGGTCGCCTAGTCGGGACAGGGAACCACCCGGTTTATGTTGCGGGGCGCGGCTGGAAAAGGGTTGACCTTTTGGTGAAAGGTGACTCGCTGATGACAGCTGCGAGCAATCCAACTTGCGTCATAGACGTAAAACCAGCGGGGTTTGAAGCCGTTTATAATATCACGGTTTCGGACTGCCACGAATACTACGCAAATGGTTTCTTAGTCCACAATTGTTATGACGAAACTAGGTATCTGATATTAGACGCCAAGCCGGTCTTTGCAAATTCCGTGAAGGTCAAATTTGC